TTGCGTTACATAAAACGATGTCGTTTTATCCGTAACAATCAATGACGCATTAGCAGGCACACTAACCTGATACACAATGTAGTACGGCGTACCGCTTGCAAATGTTGGGTTGTTGGCAACTGCCACACTTACGTTCACAGCAGAGCCAGTGATGTTTGAAGCAACAATATTGTTGATTTTGTTGACCGTTCCAGATGCTGGCGTAAGTCCCGGCAACGAGACCGAACCACTTGTACTTGGGTCAGCGTATGTCCATGTCGCAACAGCCGTAGCAACGGTTGGCGCAATGTACGCCGTTGTTCCATTGATGGTCGTTACACTTACGATATTTGGGTTTGCCATGATTGCTCCTTAGAATCCGAAGATCATCGCCATGGCGATGGATTTACCTGTTGAAATACCAGCCGTGCCGAATGTCAGTGTGCCACTACCATTTGTCACTAGCGCTTGACCGTTTGTTCCATCCGCTGTTGGATAAATCAAATTGGCAGGGTTGTTCATAATGCGCTTGACAACGCCAGACGCATTCTTTGTATACAAAGTCATGTCCGTATTAGCAATGTTCAAGGCTAACTCGCCGTTGACCAAATTGCCAGCGGACGGGACTGTCGTAGCTGTAGTGCTGTAATACAGCGAAATAGGGGTGAAATTCGTTGCCGCCATTAGAAGGTTCCTCCAGAAATGCCGCCAGTGATGCCTGTCCCAACAGTCAACACACTTGTTGACGAATTATAGGAAAGATTTGCCGATTGAGCCAGTGCGCTGGTACTCGAAGCGTATATGACCCCGTTGGCGGTAAACGTGGACAAATTGGTTCCGCCATTTGCGGTCGGGAGGACGCCCGTCACGCCAGTGGTCAACGATAAACTGTCCGCTTGGGATAAGTTTAAGGTGTCTCCAATCTGGAGCTCCTGTACGGTCGTTCCGCTGAGAACAAGTGAGTATTTGGATGCCATTTTTTAATCCTCAGAAGCAAGTTACGTTGACGCTGGTGACTCCATTGTGCAACAGCACAGGGAAGGAACCATTTAAAATTGAAACGTCAACTGATGTTGCGCCAGAGTGCAACAAGACAGGGAAACCAGTAGAAAGCAATTGCCAAGATGGAACACCGCTGGCGACCCTCAAGGCATATCCTTCAGTACCAATAGCTCGTTTAGACAGCGTCGTAGAGTTTGACGCAAACAGCAAGTCACCAGTAGCGTACGAAGTCTGACCAGTTCCACCGTTTGGGGCGGTTACTGGCGCTGTCAAAGCAAATTGAGTTCCTGTCAGCGTTAAGCCGTTACCTGCTGTGTAGACTTGCGCTGAGGAAATCTGAGCAAACGTGATAGCAGTTGTGCCAAACGTGATCACACCTGTAGTCGTGCAGACGTATGTTTCACCAGCCCCAGTGCTACCTGCCTGAACAAAGAAAGCGTCGTTGTAACCTAAAGCATTAGGATCACGAAGACCGTATGTATTTGCATCGGTTGCGCGAGTCAGCACCCAATTTGTAGAAACTGTACCAACGGTGGTGACGGTATACACGCCGTTTTGGGCTTGGGCTGTTTGGTTGTAAATCAATACACGCATACCAACAGTGGTCAAAACACCGTCAATGGTCAGCGCCGCCTGCGTACCTGCGTTAGTCAGCGTAGCGCCTACGCCAGACGAGCCGTTGTTGTAAGTTGCGTTTAGGTTGCCAACCGAGTTTGGAGACTCAACGTAGACAGGCTCATGGTATGAGATGCCTTGCGTAACCAGTCCGTCAACGTACTGCTTTGTTGCAACTTGAAAGTTTGAGGTTGGGTCTTGCGTAACCGCGACAGATGTCAAACCACCCAAAGTCAGTGACGTAGCGCCAAGAGCTATGCTTGTTGTACCAACAGTCAGTGAGCTGTTTGACAATTGAGCATTTGTTACTGTTCCACTCAAGTCAGTAGTTGGAACGGTAGCGCTGGCGGTCATGGCTGTTACGCCAGTACCTTTAACGTAACCAGTCAAAGTGTTTGCACCAGTACCGCCGTTTGCAGGGTTTAAAACACCAGCAAGGGTAATTGCACCGCCTGTAGCTGTTGCAGGCGTAAGACCAGTGGTTCCTGCGCTAAATGAGCTTACCAATCCTGTTGTGCTACTTGCCGCGGTAATTTGACCCTGAGCGTTCACTGTAATGTTGGCGGCGGTGTAGCTACCAGCAGTTACAGCGGTGTTGTCAAGCGATATGGTGCCTGTTGAGGTGATTGGGCCACCTGTCAAGCCAGTGCCAGTATTGATAGACAACACGCCCACACCAGCAGAAGCAAAGGACGTCCAAGCCCCGTTCAAATAACCCTCAAACAATGCAGAGTCGGTGTTGTACCGAATCATGCCATTTACGGGAGAGGCGGATCTAGCGGCGGTGCTTCCTGCTGGTACGGTGACGCTCCCAGTGCCGGGAAGCACAGGGTTGGTCGTAATACTTATCTGAGGCGTTGTTGTACCGTTAGCAACAGTGATCTGATTCGCTGTGCCAGAAACGCTGGTTACCGTACCGTCACCTGCACCAATCGTTGTCCAAGAGCTACCAGCATAAATCTCAAAACGAGATGTGTCTGTGTTGTAGCGAATATCGCCATTCACTGGAACGGCTGGGCGCTGAGCTGTTGTACCAGCAGGCACTTGTACGCTCTCGGTGCCGGGAAACACCGCGTTGTCAGCGATCTTAAATGTAGGCGCGCCAGAAGCTCCGTTGCCGTTTGTAATGTCGATCTGATTTGCCGTACCAGTTAAGTCACGTCCAGCCACCGTTGTTCCGCCACCAGTCAGCGCCAACATGCCCGTGCCAGACAAGCCAGCCACAGAAGCCGCAACACCTGTCAATTGAAATGTTGGGTTGCCTGATACGCCGTTGCCGTCAGTAACGCTTAAACCGCTTCCAGACGTCGATAAGGTGCGTCCTGTTACCGATCCCCCAGACTTGGCAATAATCCCGTTAGACGCCGTTTCAAGGCTTCCTGAGACCCCATTCAAGGCTACCTGAAGGGTAGATTGAGCTCCACCATCGACTAGACCGATACCAGTACCACCAGACAGTGCACGACTGTTAGCCAATGTAGGCTCTTGGTTCTTTGTTAGAAACGTCTGAGTTTGGATGGGAGACCCCGCAAGCGCGGCAGTCGTCGTCTGTACGGTCTGACCGTTTTGAACAATAGGAACTGCCTCTGTACCAGTAATCGCACCAGCGGCAGGTAATTGTGTGATCGTTACTTGTGCGGACATATTATGGGCTCAGTTGGTCAAGGTTACCGTTATTCTCAGGATCCTGAGTATTACCCTCTGTCGAGATGATAAAGCTACCACCAGTGATACCGTTTTGGGTAGTGACAACATTGTTGTCATTGGCGGCAACGCTCACGTCAGGACGTGGGAATCTGATCGTTATTCTCTCAGTTTTTCGGGCTGGAAGTCTATAGGGATCTTTTTCATCTGCACAGTTTTGTCCACAGACTTGGAGGCCGGGGAAGTTCGGGTCAGGTCTCATCTCATCATGGGCGCGCTTCATCTTGCAACGATCACAGATCGCTATCGATAAAGTAGCGTTGCCACGAGTGTCGAGGAAGACTGGCATTATCTTGTGTACACAGAAATGTTAGGGGCGAAGTAGATCGGAGACTTGTCACGCTCTTCTTGCTCAACCATGTTCAGGTACTTCTCAGCCTGACCTTCGAGGTATTGGATGCGCGCCATGTCGATTCCGGGCAACTCTAGGCTCATCCTATGCGCCAGCATCATTAGCGTTGCTTCGTACCACCGTGTTGGGATGTACAGCTCGTCAGTTAAGGCGCCAACGTCCATGATCTGTTTGCTGTACCACACGGTAATTTGCACGAATGGGTCACTAGGGACGGGCCACAAGTACAGCGAAGGCAAAGGAATCGTGCGATCAAACCAGAATTGGAAGGGCTGGTTTGCTGTAAAGTTCTTGTTTGGCAGGTTTGTGTAGTCGTCGCGGTTTAGGCGAGACATGGTGATCTCGGTTGAATTGTTGCCAACGTAGAACTCACGCAAAGCCAAGGTAGTACCACCAGAGGCACGAACACGGTAGTACTGGACGGCTTGCCCCGGGTTTATGTCCGTCCAAATCCACTTGTTATCAGTCACAGCTACGGCGCCAAGGCTCTCCAAGGTCGACCAAGTGCTGTTGTCTGTTGAATACTCGAGCGTCAGCGTCCACGTAGCGCTACCACCACCTGCCACGTAGGGCAAAATACCAATAGATCCAGCATAAATCTCTTGGTTTGTACCGAAATTGGCTGAAATGTTCCCGTTTGCGCTAGTTTGCAGGCAGAACGTGTCTACGTCGTTGTCACCCACGTTAGCAACAGTACCACCTGCGGAGGATGTGTAGCTCGCGCTAGGGCGGCTCATGGTGCGATAGAGCACGTTTAGAGCGTCGTTTGCACCCGCGGGTAGGTTGTATATGTAATTGTTCGCAGAAACGCCCAAAACGATCTTATCGATGGCGAAATACTGTATTCCGATGTTGA